TTTATATTTATTTTTAGAGATATCAAATAAATTCTTCCCTGTTACACTCACATCAATCACATATTTTCCACTTACTTCATCATACTTCCCACTATTTTTTATTTCTTTTGGAGATTCAATGCTTGGATTTTCTCCTTGTGCACTATTCCCAAACAGCATCAACCTCTTAAATTTTGTCTCTACACAATTTTCTAAGACAATACTTCCGATTCCGCTAACGGTTTTATAATTAAAACTCGCCCCCGACATCATCGCCCTACGTTTTAAAAATATCACACCACATCAAACTCCTTCCAAAACATCACATTCTGCTCTATTTGACAGCAATATTTCTTATTCGCTTTTGTTACAAAATTGTCTAAAATAATCGTTGCTGGCAGTGTTACTCTCGTAGGTGTTGCACCGCTTGTAAACCAAAACGGATAGATGTTTATTGCATCCGACTTTTCGGGAGCAAGCGTTAGATTTAGTTCTGCGACCTCACCCCAAACGACTTGAATATTCGGCTGTAACTCGTAGGTGGTCGATGGATTGTTGACTTGGATATCCACAATAGAATCAAGTATCTGTTGTCCTTTTGCCTGTACCGCTTGGACTTGCTTTGCTCCCTCTGCGGTTACGTTACCAGTTTGCTCTGCTCCCTTGTCTGCAACTGCCTTTATAGCCTCTGCCTCTGCGGTATTTATTGCATTTACACCCTGCGTCTTTGCAGTGTTTACACTTTGTACCGCCTGTGATGCTGTACTTGTAAATCCTTGTACCGTCTGCTCAACTACTGTCTTATCCTGTCTCACCTGTGTTGCCAGTCTCTCGACTTCCGACTTATCTCCTGCAACTTCTAACGCGTGTTGCTCTGCTTCGTCCGCCGCTGATTCTGCGCCGGCTTGAGCTTGTAGAGCAGCTTCTTTCGCCTGCTCAGATGCCTGTTCGGACAATACGGCGTTTGATGCGGCTGTCTGTGCCTGTTCTTTATAATCCTTAACAATTTGCACCTGTTCGGAGATGCCCGATACAGAGTCGACCAGTCGTTCGACTTCTTGCCGGTTCTCTGCCGTTTGCTGCGCATTGGCTTTCGTTTGCTCTGCATATTCTCCGGCTTGTTTCTCTGCTGATTCTGCACGTTCAGCAGCGCTATTGACTTCTTCAATCGCCTCCCGAAACGGATCTGCGTTGTCGTCTCCACCCGGAATCTCCGGTTTAGATCTAGCTTTCACTTTTATCGAAAGACTGTGTTCTGTGCGCCCGCTAGTCGCATCCGTAAGATAAATCCATACGTATACAAAGTAATCCTGTAATTCACCTTCATTTTCAAGTAGGCTATCTGGTATTACCACATCCGTCACTCCATCTTTCGTTGTGCCGATTCGTGGTATCGCCTGTCCTGCAGTTTCTTCTAACGAGAAGTGGATTTCTACCGATTTCGGAAGATTCAGCCCTTGTATTCGCAACACTTCTCCGTAATTCCATTGTGACGCCCCGTACACAATCGGATGGCTGTCGTTTTTAAAATTCGCTATTACCATCTTGTCCCTCCTGATCTGCGAGGATTTCTCTTACCTGTTCCCTGATGCTTTCCGGCACGTCTTCGATGCTCTTTTCTTCTTTCCTAATCAAATCGGCGTATACTTTCGCAATGTAAATCATTTCTGCACCCCCATTTCGTATAGTTCGCAGATGGCGCCTTGCAGGTCTGTAATCTGCGTATTTGCATTTACTAACGCTTCTTTTAATGCTGCGTTTTCTGTTTCCACTTCTGCTAGACGTTCTGCTGTTGTTTCTCCGGCTTTCTCCAGTGCAACTCCGTAGATTTTCCCGGTATACTCTTCGATTCTGAGCAGTTTCGTGTAATTTTCATATTCCATAAGTACCTGTTCTCGCTCTACGACTTTGATTTTCTTACAGGCGAATTCGTCCGAGAATTTTTGTCGCAGTGCTTCTGGGGTTGTATTGATTGCTTTAATCTGTAGTAAGTCTCCGATAATCTCGGCGGATTGTACTTGTAGTTCTGTTGCATCGTTAAACTTTGCTTCCATATTGCGTTCTCCTTTCTACTTCCAACGCCCAATTGCGTACCAGTCGAAATCATGTGTATCTGGTTTACTACTATCTAAATGTCTAGAATATGCAACTCCTTGGCTAGTTGTATTTTTAGATGCAACCATTATTTCGATTACCTTACCAGAAATATACCGTCCTTGTGCAAACAACATGTAATCTTCTGTGCTACCGGAAAAAGGTATTGGATAAGTTATTTTGCCGAAACCGTCCGTGTAAGAATAATTCGCAGTTCCCCATTGTACTAACTTTCCGCTTGCGTATTTTTCATAATAGTTATACCTACTTGTTCCGGCAATTAATTGTTTTCCCTGTTCCACTATGTAGTCTTTTAGGCATTCTGTTATCTTAGACATGCTCATAAGCGCTTTGAACAGCGGTCGTACTTCTACTACGCTTATCCCATCCAACTCAACCTCATACAACGGCCAGTCAGCTTTCATATCTCCTGCCCGGATATCTCCTTCTATGTGCGCCGGCGCAACAGGATTAGATTCACTCGGCGTTCCTTTTATTATGATTGTATCTGTATTTTCGATTTTTGTGTTTTCATCTTTCGTATATCGAGCTACAACAAGATCAATTCGTTTCATACCTTGATTTCCGTTTTCAATCGTCAACTCGTCTGATTGACCCACCGGAATAAATACATGTCTGCCTTGCATCATCCCCGAACCATCATGAATCTTCAATAGATTGTTTGAGACAAGTTCTGATTTAAACTTCTGCCCACCCTCCATTACATAGGATTCATTTCCTGTAATTCCTCGATTTAGCTCTGCCCACATTTCAGCAGAAATGTGAGGTTTCCCTTTATGCGCTGTTGCTATATCCATTACCTAATCATCTCCTTTTAATTTATACTCAACTTTCGTGTTCCCGTTTTCTAAGTTCAAAATCTTTCTCACAACCGGCTTTTGTACATAAATTCCTGTAACGTAATCTCTTCCGGAAACAATATCTCCAATTTCCAAATCTACGTCTTCTATTTGTATTTTAAATTGTTTGTAGTTTTGGAGGCTCTGCAATTGCTTTATACCGTCTTTTTTGAGTTGCTCTACATCCGATTGGGACGTATACGAGTAGAGTGCAACACGTTCATTCAGTCCGGTATAATACTTCTTGTCACCGATACTTCCATCTTGTTGCACGTATAAATGTAGCACTGTTCTATCTACTCCCTCTCCGGTACCGGCGCAGATCAGATGATTTATTCCACGTCTATAATCTCTTGCAGTAAAATTGATTCGATTATCCTGGTTGTATTCTTTCTTCCACGTCTTTATCGGCACGGCTTGCAATTCTACCCAGCCAGGTCTCCCAACTTCCCCTCGTTTATACCGGATGTCAAGACGATGCCCTACACTAGCAAGCATATCTTCTATTCCGGACAAAAGCGTGCAGTATCGGTCAAATTGGAAATTCTGCACACTTGCACCGGTATCAATCTGCGGTACTAAAAAAAGACCGTCAAACTGACCGTCTATTAAATCCCTCAGTATACTGTTCAATTCTCCCGAAACAGTTAAATGATCTTTTCCGGTTGGCGGCTCGATAATCTTCTTTGTGAGTACTCCTCTCCATGTATCTCCGGTTATTTTAACAATGTTTCTTTTTGTGATCGTCTGTATGTCTCCAATGATACCCCCGTATTCTGTGTCTAAGATGTAAAGCATGTACCCATGATTTAATTTCTTTGTATCCCATACATCCAGTTTTATGTTAAATTCAAAATCATTTGTATCCCCCAAATCTAAATCCAACAGAACACTATAATCTAAATATCCAACTTCTTTTCCAAATGCATCAGCTACAATCATTTTCTCTGCCATACTGGCGAACTCCTTTCCACAAATAACAAGAGGTCAAACCCGAAACTTCCATCCCAACTCACGAGATTATATCCCGGAGATATCTTTTCGAACGGAGAATTAGGATCAGTTACCCTGTTGTAAAATTCATTTACTTTTATTCCGTTTGTCCGGACACGGATGACTGTTCCCTCTTTGGAATCAATCAAAAGATATTCCCCATCATCTAGCTTTGTTTTCACTTCATATAGGTTGTCTCCGATTACAATTCTTGGATTAGTGCATGGTCCGTATATGGTAAGCAGAAAATCACATGGCACATAATGATCTACTGTAATGCTCCCAATACCCTTTTCGTCCCCCATCAAATCAAAATGTGTATCAAACAGGAAATCTAAATATTCTCCGTTATATCCACCCTCACTTATTTTAAATTCATGCTTTTCTTCTGTGATCCAAAACGGATGCTCGATCGCAAGAGTCACTTCGTTGTCTAATAGTTCGACATCATTCTCCCATTCCGTTTTTGAAGATGTGATAAAATAACACTTCACATATTGCTCACCGAAATGGAGCTCTCCTGGCGTATTATTTAGCACATCGTAATCCACGACTTCTTCAAACTTATCTATCGCTTCATAATATAACTCTTTGGAATAATTCAGTATGCTCAACTTCAACATCCTCTTTTGCACGCCTCGCCTAAATCCTGTTATCTTTCCGGATACAGAAGATGTATTCACACTATCAAATTCCCACTCATAGTCAAATATATCACCTGTCTGCAACATGTACGGAGGTTTCAGCAAATCAATACATACTCCTACACTATTTACATAGTAAATTTCTTTCATTACTCCAAAGCCTCCTTAATAATTCTTCCAAATGGTCTGCCGTCCATTTCCATCGTCATGCCGTCAACAGAATCTGCCACTTTTTCTCCAGCAATCATTCCGAATCGGTACGCCAATTTCTCAACATCTTCTGAGGACAACCGCACTTGCGCTTCCTTCTCATTTCGAGAAATTGTAACTTTCCCCTCTATTTCAGAAATAATCTTCCTAGATACATTCAACTGCTTTTCATTTACAGCAGAATATACGCCATCCATCACAGACGGTATATCGATGCTCTTCATCTTCTCGTGTAATTCATCTAAATTCAAAGAATCTAATGCTACCTGTCCAATGCCTTCCGATGCTTTCTCTACCATGCTCTTATCTTCTTCGATTCCAAGCCCAAGACCTTGCGAAAACCATCTTCCTAGTTTCTTTGCCTTTCTCGATGGAGAGTGTTCATCTAACCATTTTTTTGCTGCCTCATATGCGCTCATTGCGAGTTCTTTTGCTTTTGATGCTGCACTTCCTATCCAAGAACCGATTCCGCTCACAAAGCCTTCTCCGAAAAACGAGCCTCCTGTCTTTCCATCTGCCTTATCTGTTTCGTCTTTCGCCGCTTTTACAAGTTTCTTACTTTCCTCTTTTGTTTTCTTTTCTTTCTTTCCAACAGCACTTGCAAACTCATCACCTGACTTCTCGCCGTTTATCTTCATTTCTAAAGCGGAATATTTAGATTCATCCAGCATCGGCTTCAGTGCTTTTAGAACTGCTGTCTTGACTTCCCCATCTGCATTACTCACAGCATTGATCAAGTTATCCATAGATGCCTGTCCTTCTGCATCTAATTTTCCATCAATATCAGCTTGCGCAAGAGCGGATATCATCGCCGCGCTCGCTTCCGGTCCGATAGCTTCTATTCCGGCACTTACACCTCCAGGCAACTTATTGAATTCATTTATAGATTTAATCGCTGCATTTGCCATGTCTTGGTATACACTGTCCGCAACCTGTAAGGTTCCGTCTTGTATCAGTTTCATGTTTTCCACATAACCGTTCGCTTGCGCAAACATTTCTTGTCGCGTTGTTTCCGATGAAGCGAGCGCCTCTGCTGTGTAAGACTGGTAAGACGTTACCAACGCGTTTAGTGCCTGTTCTATTTCTTCTGTACTGCCTGAAGCCATAGCGGATACTAGTGCATCATAATTGTTAATCTCAGTTGCAAATGAGTTAATCTCATTTTTAGAATCATTAACAGATTTTTCCAGCTTTCTCTGTCCTTCCTCCGCTTTTTTCAAACCATCTTTAGCACTTTCAAGAGCTTTTTCATACGCAAGCAAATCGTCCGGAGCGTTTTTCGTTGCCCATTCCCAATCCTCCTGTGCACTATTTAATTTTTCTTGTGCGTCAGCTACTTTTTTATTCTGTTCTTCTAATTTTGCTGATGCAGTTTTGTACTTCTCCATAGCCTCAGAAGTTTTTTCATAGGCTTTCGCCATATCGTCCTGCATTGCGTTGATAGTAGCTTCTGCTTTCTTCTGCGTAATCAACTCTTTGATAGATTCGATTGTTTCATCGTATTTTTGAATCACGCCATCCATCATATCAATCTCGATTCCGAGTGCATCCGACAGAAGACCTGTAATCACTTTTGCTCGTTCTTCGTATCCAGCTTTCACGTTACCATTTTCGTCTGCAATGGATTGTAATTCTATTAATAATAATTCATATCCATCGTATTCCCGATCAATAGACTGTACAAATTCTTCTCTTGCTTCACTCTGCTTTTTCATTGCATCTGTAGTTTCATTGCATGACTTTAAGACTTTCTGTTGTTCTTCTGAGAGCGAGTACATCTCTGCTGCGGAATCCTTCGAAACAAGCGTAAGTGCCGCAAGACCTGCTGTAAGAGCAGCTACCGCACCTACAACCAATCCGACTGGATTCGCATTCGCTGCCGTATTAAATGCTGCTTGTGCAGCTGTTGCTATGCTTAATTGCTTACTCAGCAATCCGACTGCTATCTGTTTTAGCGTCAATGCTCCTGTAGAAGCTGCTGTTACGACTGCTTCTGTACCACCAGCTACTATGTATCCATCTATCGCAATCGCTGCAGTCGTGTACGCTTTGCTTAACTTGCTGACTGTACTTGCGACACTTTTCGCAACGCTATACCCTTTTAGTGCGGTATATCCAGCCACCAATACAGGAACTACTTTGTCCAAGTTCCTACCAAGCAGATCTACCCCTTTTGTAAATGGGGGCAGCGCCACTTTTGCAACACTTGAAACACCTTTCCCGAAGTTTTCTATCGTAGTCGATACTGTTTTCACTGCATCTTTCAGACCACCATTTGAAAAAGATTCCTCTATTTCATCAATGGCATTTTCGACCGGTTCCCTTACCGATGTAGGTAAAAGTTCTGCCAGTCCTTCTGCTATCGTAGATGCTACCACTCCTGCAGAGGAAATCAATTGTTTCCGGTTGTCATAGATACCACCCACAAATGCCTGTATAAACGTTACCGCTGAATCTACCATTTTCGGAGCTTGGTTTGCCACATCAACGGATAACTCAGCAAAGACATCGCCTGCTTCTTCTACTGCTCCTTTTAACCCTCCGTTTTCAAATGCATCTGTGATCTGATTAATGCTTTCAGATGCTGTATCAGCAGCACTTTTCAAATCGTCCGACATACTTTCATAGACTTTAATACCAAATGTCTCCGCTGCACCACCCACCTGTTCCAGTGATGCTTTTAAGTTGTCCTGCATTGTCTTTGCCATTTCAGCAGCCGCACCGTCACAGTTTTTATAACTCTCTGTCAAACTTGCCATTTTGTTCGACCCAGCTTGAACCAGTGCCAACATCCCCGACAATGATTCCTGTCCGTACAGCGTTACAAGTGCGTTATTGCGCTCCTCATCTGTAAGATTAGACATCTTTTCGGAAAGCATTTTGGTCTGTTCTGTCAATGAGATCATTTTTCCGTTTGAATCGAAAAATTCCAGTCCCAACTCATTCATAATCTCTCGCATGTCATCGGTTGGTTTTGCCAAACGTGATAACGCCCCTCTTAAGTTTGTACCAGCCTGACCGCCTTTGATACCTGCATCTGACATGATACCGATTGCTGCTGCGCATTCTTCCATACTGATTCCGAAATTATGCGCCACTGGAGCTGCGTACTTCATAGCTTCTCCAGTATCCGCCACTGCTGCATTCGTATCTGCTGCATTTTTTGCCAGCACATCGGCAACATGACCTGCCTGTTCAGCTTCTAGACCAAACCCACGCAAAGTAGAAGCTGCTATATCCGCACTTGATGCTAAATCCTCTCCGGAAGATGCCGCCAAATCCAACATACCGGGCATAGCTGCTATGATTTCATTCGTGTTAAATCCGGCAGATGCTAAGTTTTCCATACCTTCTGCTGCTTCACTTGCAGAAAACGCCGTGCTTGCACCAAGCTCCATCGCCTGCTGCTTTAATGCATCAAACTCCTTCCCTGTAGCTCCCGAAATAGCCTGTACACGTGACATTGCGGATTCAAACTCCGCCCCTGTCTTTATCGCATAACCGCCAACTGCTGAAATTGCTCCACTTACTGCCGTAACTGCTGTAACAGTTCCCTTAAGTCCTGTACTCGCAATCTTACCGAATGTTTTCATCGCCTTTTGAGCGGCACTCGTGTCCAGGTCGGTTGTTATCTTTATACTTCCGTCACTTGCCAATGTCTATCACCTCCCATTAAAATTTTGTATAAAAAGAACACCTACCATTTCTGATAGATGCTCCAATTACTGCGTTTAATTATTTTGTTATGCGATTTTCCATAGCAAGCATTCTATGCGCTATTGTATAAATCTTTCTTAGATAATATACATTACCTATTTCATCTATTATTTTATGAATGTATTCTTTATACTCTTTTTCCATTACGCCACCTCCGCACCATGCATTTACTTCAACAAGTTCTTCAAAACAGTATATACAAAACATAACACTTCCACATCCTGTGTGTCTTCTAACATTTCTTTAATAATTGTTTTATAATTTTCTCCTTTACGCATCTTACGCCACCTCCATGCTTATTTGTGCATTACAGTCCTGTATCTGTATTCTCAGATTTGTATCCGGCTGCCACATATCTATGTATCGCAGCGCTTCTTCGTATCGCGATGCTAAAGTATTGGCTCTTGCATTGATTCGGAAGAAGTCACAATAATCAGAGTTGATTTTGCTATACGCTTTACTTCTTACTCTCTTATCCTTATAGGCATTGGATTCCTTACCTCCGAGCAACTCTACGATAACATGGTTAATTCTGTTTCGAATAGTCTGAATCTGCTCGTGGGTAATTGTCATATTGTTTTCAAGTTTCTTAATCCGGTTTTCAACTCTTGTCACTCTCTTATCCACCACGATGACAGCTTGTAATTCAACGGAAAGACCTTCTAGTGCTGATTGGGCGTTTTTATATTTCTTTTCCACCTGAATAAAATATCTGCGGACTTGCTTACCTTTTTCATTACGTTCCAACATTGCCATTTCTTTGGCAGTATCGAGTTTGATTATGTATTCTTTCTTCGTCTGTCCCGAAGGTGCCGAAATTTCGGCGGCTTGGAAATCTTCATTTTCTACCGCATCAATATCTAACAATCTCCTATCAATCCACTCTCTGTATCTACTTTTAACTCCCAGAACCTCATGTAGTTCTGAACCGTATACAACTTTCTCTCCTGTGCTTGTCTCGTATACTGGGACAAGTTCGTTTTCAATTACTGTTAAATTCTGCATGTTTCATTCTCCTTTTCATTTTTCATTGATTTCTCGAAAAGGCTGTGTTATATTATAAGTGACACAACCTTTTTATTGTGTTTCATATCAGAGATTCGTTAAACTTGGTAGGTAGGCGAATCTCTTTTTTCTTGTTATTGAAACTTTCCAAGTACAATCTCATCATAAATTTTCTTGATTCCTTTTCTTATGATGTCTGCCTTTGTTAATCCTGTTTTTTCACTGCAAAACTCTAGCATATTTGCTTCTTGTTCTGATAGCCTTATTCTGGTATCTCTGTTTTTAGGATTTTTTGAAGGCGGTCTCCCTTTTACTGGTGACATTATAAATCACGCTCCTTTTTGGTTACACATTTTTTATTTTATTGGTTACACATTTAAAATATCAATTATGTATCAAAAAGTCAAGAGGTTTTTCAAAATTTTCCACCCTACCTATGGAATTAAAATAAGACACAGCCTTTCGCCATGTCTTCCGGTACTTTTGGGGAGGTCAGGAACGTGCCCTGACAGGGCTTCTCCCCGGTCTTCAATTAGCTTCATATGTTCTCCTTAAAAATGAGTATAAGAATACCCACCTACAAAAGTAAGTGGGTAAAAATCCTATAATTGATTTTCAAAATCTATTGATGATATTGCCACCGATGAACCTTCGGCATAATTCCAATTTAATATTATCGCTGTATCCTCTGTATGCCATTTTGTTTGTATTGTAACATACCCATACTTAAATGCATCATTCCATTTTTCTTCATCGTTTTGATACGTTGTGTCCGTCCAAACAATATCTTCACTTTCACATTCTCCATACGTCTCTACTAACTTATTTTTAATCTCATTATAGACAGTTTTGTAATCCAAGAACACAGACATGTTATATTTACACCAATAGGCTTTTAATTTTTTTTCGCTAAAGCAATACACGCACTCTACATAGTCGTTATATTTATCAGTTTTCTTATCTGCGATATAATTCAAATAAGCAGGTTCCCTATCTTCAAAAGAATACTGTGTATTTAGTTCTCTTGTTTCGATATCTTTTACTTCCTCTAATGCCATATTCCAACGCATATTCTCTTTTAGTAGAATATAGTCTAAGCTTTGTTCTACCTTTACTTCTACAAATTCATTGAAAACTACTATTGATTCTGCAATTTGTTTAAAAACATCATCATATTTTTTCTCATCTGTTGTCACTAGAGAAAATCTTAAATATCCTTTATCGTAATTTACTCCAACTCTATAGACATTTCCACTTTGCTCATCTTTTGTATATTGATATACTGCGATTTTCCTTTTCTGTTTACCTATTTTTACTTCGATTTCGTCATTTTCTTCTACAGAATCAAATTCCCAATCATATACCCCATTAGCTTGTTCTGCTAATATGTCTCCATCATTTGGATCTTCCAAAACTATATTTTTAATAGTGAAAACTGTATTCGTATCTCCTGTGCTGTATTTATATTCGCTCCCATTTTCATTGAAAGATTCGTCCATCACTTCCCATGTCTCTGGAACTTTATAACTACACACTTTCGGAATCTCATATCCATGTAATGATATTGTTTTCTTTTTCTCAGACTCCTTACTTCCCCCACAAGCAGCAAAAAGACCGACACTTATTGTGGTCACTAGCACCATACTTAAAATTTTTCTCATTCTTGCCCTCCATATCTCATCTCACACCAAAAACCATTTTAAGTATATATCAGGAACTATACAAATGCAATAATTTTACTCACGCAATCTCTTTTCTACATATTCCTTCCAATGTTTATTTCTATGTTCTAGTGTTATTCTCTTCTGACCATCCTTCCTGATCTGATAGAGCTTCTTCATCTCGTTATAAAACGCTCTCTGTTCCTTCGGCATGCCGGAAACACTTACTTGACGGTAGAACATGATTTTCCCCATCTTTGTGTTGTCATTTAGTGATTCAAACAAGGACAAGAATTTCCACCAGTGCATCTCTTCCTCTCCCAAATCAATCCCATACTGCTCTTTAAATGCACTGTATATATACTTTGCATCCTGTCTAAAAGAATAAGCTGGTTCTTTAGAACGATACCGCTTATAGCGCTCTCTCTTATCCTCTTTCGGTTCTTCTTTTTCTCCACCGCACAGATAAAACCATAGTATTTTTTTTATCGCCTCATTAAGATCATTCGGAATTTGCGGATAATAAAGGAGAAGCATTTTCTCATACTTCTCCCTTTCGTCCATTGTTTCATTTTTCAAAAGCTCTTCCAACTGAATCCCAATCCGAAAATCGGTTCGTATTGGATATTTAATCCCTAATACCTCTACAGTATCTGGGAGTTTTCCAAACATCATGATTTCCTTCATGACACTTACCCCTTCTTTGCATCCCCTGTCAATGTTTGCATCTTGTCCTTTATCTGAGGGGTGACATAATTTTCATACAGATGCGTCATATCATCCAATGCATCGAGACAGGTTAATAAGTCAGTCTCTTCTCCAAGTATCTGTTTTGAAGAGCCCTCTCCAAACATACTGTCAATGTAATCAATCACCGCCTGACACTGCTCCCTGATTCCTTCCGCACCAGTTTCTAATGAGCCAGCATTTTTCATTCTTTCAATCGCATGGTTATATCCACGCTCATACCTTTCTGCCACATCCGGATTCAACAGATCAGCGCTTAATTTCACACCTAAAATTTCCACTTCTAACATTCTCATCTTATGCTTTTCCCTTCTTTCCATCTGTTTGATCAGATGCAACGCTTATCGATGCCTCATCCGCCGAATATGTATACTCAACTGGATTTGCACCGATTTTCTTGAACTCGATATCCACCGCTGATGATTCGCCAGCATTTCCAGAGCCGTCACTATTTACAATGATCGAAACCTGACCTTTTTCTCCTTTTCCATTCAAAATATTAAAGTATACATAATTAACAACTACACCATTTCCTGTTCCGTACTTTTTAGCATGCGACAAGCAGTAGTCTTGTGCTTCGTCTCCTATGTATCTATCCCCAGTGACGGTGAACGAACGCTGCGTTCCTGTCTTCATCGTAGTTTGTCCTGCCCTGATATACTGTTTATCCTGCGTGGTTGGATTTAATTGCGCATCGAGACCAGCGATTCCCATTTCTACAACTTCGTAGTCCCCTGTCTTCGTAGCTGCATCTCCTCCTGTTTTCGTGTCAATTGCGAAAACATAGTCATCATTCGTCACCCAACCTTCAAAATCCTGTTTTGGGGTTCTGTTTTTCATTAACTCACTTAATTTCATTCTCTTATCTCTCCTTTTCAAAATAAAGAACCCGACACTGTATCATGTACTGTGCTAGGTTCTCCTCTACATTTACAGTTGCAAGATTTGGCATGTTCTGTAATGTCTCTACCTTTTTTATCTGACATTCTGTGCCAAAATCGGGAGTGTTTCCTTGTTTCTTCTGTTGGTCAATCCAATCCATTAACTTCTGTGCTGCATTCATAGCCTCCATATTTGTGTCGTCTGAATCCGGTGAATAATTCCATGTCAGAAGAATTGTAAAGCCATACTCTTTATCCGCTGCACGGACATACCGTTTTACAATTTTCCCCGAGTAATTTGTCAAAAAAGATACTGTTCCCGGTGAATCCTTTGAAAAATTAAAGAACGGACTACCTACAGCCAGTTCTTGTACGCCTTTTTCAATAAATTCTATCATTGCTTCATGCTTTGTCATAACCCACCCCTTACATAAGCTTGTATTGCTTTCTCATAACCTTTTCCTCTTGCGATCATCATAGCCTTTTCCCAATGAGAAGTTGCAAGTGGATGTCTTGATTTGCTGTATTTCAATTGTTTATTTGTAAGTACCTTGCTTTCTCCTTTTGTTGCCCACGGACTTCCTGTTATTCTAGATACCATCAGAAGTCCTTCGTGTTGAAATCTTGCATAAGGGGACAGGTAATGAACAACTCCCTCCCCCCCCTCTACATAAGTTCTCACGTTCCTTGCAAGAACCAAATTCTTTGCCGGCACATATGGATCCATGAGACGTTTCGCTTCATTTGCCATGAATAGTAACGTCCTGTCTCCCCCGGTTACTTCTTTTGCAATTTTAGGAATGGGCTTATTCCACTTGAAATCCATTTTCACCTTATCAGCCTCCTAACCTGTAATGCTTTCCGGCTAATGCATTTGTATTGTCTGATATTGCAGTAATCCGGAAAGCATCCGGCTTATGCTTGTTCAAGACCTGTGATGCTGTGACTGCTCCTGTTTCAGTAATTTCCTCACGACATTCGCCTTTGATTACAATATCATTTTCAGAAAGCGTGAAGTACTTCTTTCGCACCTGCTCTTCTAACTTACACCATTCGTGATAAGGCTTATACATCAGTGATTTAGGGATACGGACTGTATAGCCATTCGCCATCTGCAGTCCTTTCCCGTTCTCTTTCAAACCGATCACATTCTTGTAAAAGCAATTATGCAATACATGCCTATGCCACACATCCTTTTTTTTCGGATTGTCTGTTGCTTTCAGACAATTATAAATAGTAATTGTGTCTTTATAATTCGGATTCACATATCCACCCCACAATACAACAACCCTGTCGGCATCAACCATTCCTCAATGATATCAAGAACTTTTTCGGAGATAGCTAACTCTGACATATCTGTAGTTTTGTACGTTGCTGTATCTCCGTCATTTCCATAACTTTGCAAAACCATACCATTCTCACCCTTTGCAGATTCGAATTGGTATAATTTTTCCGCAACAGCGCAACAGCACATCTTTACTTCATCCGGTACTTCCTGTAATGCATCTGTCCTTCCAAATGCGCGTCTATTTATCTTTCTTGACGCCTGTGCAAGCCAATATGTAATATCATCAATTGGTATTGTTGGCTCTTTTCCGAATAGATATTGATTCAGATAAAACTGCTCATCCGTATAAACCTTCACTTTTATTCCTCCTGCTTTTCTCTCGCTGATTTTTTCGCCACGCTTCTTTTGCGCGGCGCCATTACTCCCCCGCCTTATGCGAGCAATAGATGCCCGCTAATTTATTTTCATAGCAATGAGCATAAAGGTTATAGTTTCTGTATTTGAACACATGTGAATCTCCCTCCTGATCCTGATCTGGACTAAAATATTTCACAAACTGTTCCATCGCAGAAACAACCGCTGATTTTTCCACGCAAAGGAAGTTGATTTCTTTTCCGTCTGCTGCTTTTGCAAATCCATACTCCGTTTTTCCGTTTTTTAAGTCAATCTTTGTGTACATTCTTGACTGAGGTACTTTAATTACCTGTGAAAAACGATTCAAGACTTCTTTTGACTTGTACGAATCCAGGTCACTTAGCATTCCAAGAAGTGTTGGTGTAATAAACAGGATTCTATTTTCCTCTACAACTTCATCTTCATCCATCTTATTTGTACAAGCACGCAGTGCCTGAATCACTGCTTCACCTGATGCAAGCGTTTCCTCTTTTGTGCTGATTCCAGATGTCCCGGCAATCTTTGCAATTCTGGCAGCATCTGTTTCCGGCGCCACATGCAATCTCATAAATTCGCCGGATAGTTTTGCAAATGGAAGCCCTAACGCTTCTGCATTGTCTAAACGGTCAATTCTTAAATCCTGAGAACGCTCTTTGTCATACTTCACTGTTTCCCATGTTAAAGACGTATTTCCTTTTGTATAACCGCTTTTTCTGTCAAAGTCACCAAGCGCTGACATGTCCAGCTTTGCAATCTTGATTTCTCCGTTTCCGCCTTTTTTCGCAACTGTTTCGTCTCCATCAAGTACTGATGTCTTTGCCTCTGCCTTGTATTTTTCATCTAACATTGGCAGATAAATTGTTGATAATTCAATGTTATTCATTTTCTTCTACCTCTCTTTTCTTATTTTTCTTCCGGAAGTCCCATTGCTGCCCGGATTGCTGCTGTCTGCTGATTTCCACTTCCTCCTCCGGTTGGACCCGTAGGATTATTAATCGGCTCATTTGCTCCAAATAAAAATGCATTGTCCTTTTTCACTGTTTCAAATGCGGCTACAATATCAGCATCTTGATTTTGCGAGTTTTTCAATGCTTCTGTGTCCAAATATGGCATGACCGCTTTTAAGGCTCTTGCACCTGCCTTTTTAGCTGCCTCCTGTAATTTCCCGGTAAATTCATAGTTTGCTTTGATATCAGCCTTTTCCTGCTCAGACTGTTCAAACTTTGTCTTGTACTCATTTACTTGCGCTTTCACATCCTCATAATCCTTAAATCCTTCAATTGTCTGATTTGCTGTGTCAAGCTGTTGTTTTGTTGTTTCTAATTCCTGCACCTTCGTATCAAATTCTGCTTTTGAAATATATCCTTTTAACGTTTCATTCCAAGAGGATATAATCTTCTCCGCCTGTTCTTCTGATACTCCCAGTGCAATCAACTCTTCTTTCTTCATTGTTCTGTTCTCCTTTCTTCCGTTCTTTTACGTCTATCAGAAAAAGACAATAAAATAAGACGCATAACCCAGCGCCTCAATGGGAGATGTTTGGATCACCGCCTTTCTATGGATATCCTCTTACCGTCAAACATAAGCATTCACCTTAAAAATGTGTACAAAAATACCACTCACTCTTTCGAATGGGTGGTATCAATATTTCAGTCCATTTGGAATTGTACCAGTCTTTTTTAGATTTTCTGTAATCTTTAACCTTGAAATATGACATGCACTCTTGCATTCATTACACCAAACATCCATGTATCCTAATTTCTTTTCAGGAACTACAACTGTGCATTTATAGTCTGTATTTTCACTTCCGCATTCCGGACACCTTCCAACGGCTTCCCTTTTAGAGATATTCAATAAATTTTCTTTCCACCTCATTGCTGAACCCTCCTTCTGACTATATTATACCAAAATTCTTCAAATCTGTATGCAATCTCTTCCATTTTTTCTAAGTTTTCTTGTGTATAGTATTTTCCGTATTTTCTTAGTTGTAAAACATGGCATCTTTCATGTATGATAGTGCGTATTAATTGTTCTTCGCTTGTAAAAGCATTCGGAAATAAATCAATTCTTCCTACCTGATCGTAATCCGTACTACCTGCAAAAAACAAATTCAATAATTCTTCATTTCTTTGTATTTTAACTATCATATCATCAATTCGAACACCATACTTTTTAGCAAATATTTCCACATATCGCTTTTGCATCGGAATTTCTATCCCTTTAAACGCCCCTGTATTTCGCTCTTTTCTCTTAGGTTTAGATAATGCTCCCGGCGAAACTTTCCCAAGTCCATCCATATAGATTCTATCATTCTGTTGCGGAAGATCCATCTTCTTTGAAAAGTCAGTGTACTGCTGCATAGTGCTTCTATATCTCGACTTAGCAGCTATCAGATCAAACTCATTTGCCTTTCCCTCCTTTAGCATCACAATCTCCTGACGCTGTTTTCGCATCAGAAGTTCCATACTTCTCTGTTTCTGTAAAGCAGTATAGGTTGTATATTCTTTTCCTTTATACTCTTTAATCCTGTTCTCTTTTCGAATTTGCTCCTCCAGCCAACTATCTGTATAATTTCTCTTTGAAACTCCCTTTACGAAAGGCATATACCAGTGATAACAGTTTATTCCACATAAACCTGTAGCATTTCCAAGACCGCATATATCAACCAATTCTTCATAGTTGTAAACTTTTCCCTGCCATATTTGATGCGTCGGTCTTGCCCCTACGTGAAACGTCACCTCGTAATCGTTCACTCCGAGCATCTTTGCAGTCTGTTCATTCATTAGTCCCGTTATCTGACCAAATCCAGTCATTAGCGCTGTCCTTGATGCAGATTCCACACGATAACTTCTACCGGTCGCATAATCTATCGTACGTATTCCACTCCTTGTCATTTCTTTTACAGCTTTCACCAAAGCTGTATTGTAATCAAATGCACCTGTCAGAATGCCGAGCATCGCATTATCTAATGTCTTTTGAAAAAAATCTGCAAGCGAAGTAAAAGTTTTCTTTCCCAATTGAATACTTATAAAGCCAAGTGTATTCGTGATATTTAAAAATTTATTTTTCGTCTGCTGCAAGATCGCTTCAATCAATTTCTGCATCTCCTCATTTTCAAGAAATGGTACCCTTGTCACTCCGGTTTCTTTGAAAATAGAGTCAAATTTTTCGTATTCATTTCTCACAACATCTCGATAAAGATTTTCTACTTCTTTCTCTGTAATTTTAAGATATGTCTGCAATTGTGATTTTATATACTCATCAAACACTCCCATTTGGCGTAATCGTTGTATTTGCCATTCTGCCGATGACGTAATTTCACTGTTGATTTTAATTCTTCTGACAATATCAAGTAAAATTTCTTTTTCCAGTCTTGAAGCTGCCTGCTCTGTGATAATAGATAAACCTTCTATTTCTCCCTGCGTCATTTACTCACTCCTACTCTTCGATTGTATCTGCCGATTCCGGTACATTCTTTTTTGCAGTTTCTTCATCCTCGCCGTACCACTTCGCGCGATACTCCCAGTGGTGCATGAATCCTGCTGCTACATCCGCCATATCCTGTTTTCTTTCAGCCTCTTCATCTGTCAGAATAGAATCATTGAACTTACAGTTAAATTCATATTTAGAAGTGTATAATCCATTGTAAAACGCAAAGCCTGCTACTAAGTCTTCTAGGCACGTCTTTAACTTATCTTGTATTGCAGTTACGCGATTATACTTCCTTGACTTTGATGTCTTGATTTCTGTTGCCGTTTTATCGACATATTGCACATCAGACAGATCTCCGTAAGCCAAACCAACAGAGAACTCGATCTGCCTATAGTACTTTTCCAATCCGTTAATGAATCCTTCTTCTCTTAACTCCGGTGAAAATTCTTTGAAAAGTTCAGCGTCTTTTCCTGCATCGATATTCAGTCCACGGTACAACCGATCATTCAATTTTGCGAGGAATGCTTTGTTCTTTCTTTTTGCGTTATTCAATGCACTATCATTAACATGTATCGCACGCTCTCCTGTTTCAAATTCCCAGTCAAGTCTTGCCCCTTGTACGTCTGCCTTTTTAATACGTTCAACAGCAGATTCAAAAATAGACACCCCGCAAGGAGAATCGTCAATTTTATTTTTTAATGGTACTCTGAAATAGCCAAAATCCATTTCCTTCATACCGTTGTACGTAACATCTTCCGGGTAATTCTCCCATTCTTTCACATATGCAAGTGGGATTTCCATGCCAACCGTACTTGGTGATGTGCTCTTATAGGCTTTATTCCGAATTCGGAGATCTCCGCCTCTGATATCATGCCTTTCTGTTCTGATGTAATAATTCGATACGCCACGCCTTTTCACTTGGATAAACATGCAATCATCAGGCTTTCCAGTATCATCAAAGTGAATCGGTATAAACTTATCCGCGGTAACATACTCGACTTTATCAGTCCCTATCGGTTTAATGATAAAAGAGCCAAGCGCAAGTCCATCTTGAAGATTCTCGTTCAAATCTTCAATCGCATTCTGCAGAATCTCATTCATTTTTTCATCACTGACCGACACTTCCATTTCGTTCAAAACAACATCTGCAAATTCTCTACAGATTCCCTGTTCAATGCGCAGTGACGTGATATAATCACTGTTTTTACACCAAGGTGCATTGCCGGTAACCATCGCATTCCATTCGTTTATCTTTGCCGACATCTCTTCTGACAAAGCAACCTCTCCTCCAACTAACCTCTGCACTGTAGTCATTGTGAACATCTGCGTCACCCCCTTAATCCAATTCCATATTTTTTCAATCATCTTCCACCTCTTCAATCAGGTATTTCATATCACGCTCAATCGTGTATTCAAATGCATCCAAGCTATCAATGTCTGTGCTACCATCATCCAAGCGCTCATCTTTGTCTTTTACTTCCTGATTCCAAACCGCATCAGAAAAAGCAGTTTTTAAACTCTCGCAATCTTTTGTAATAAAAAACCGCCCTGCTCCCATGAGCTTGACGGTGCATCTGATCCTGTCATTTATCGTTGTTTTTTTTGCCTTACGAACAGATATCCAAGGATACTGTTTCTCTACTGCATTGCGGATAGAATTTCCAAGAACCGTCTCTGCATTATCGTAGTAAACGTCTTCTACATTACAATATCTCACATAATCACCGTATTTATCAACAATTGCATATTTATCAATCACTTCCTGTACAAAGTCACAGAACATCTTGTCAAGCATATTGCTATCAATATCCTCATCTTCATCCTTTGCCATAATTCTGCGAGACTTAAGAGCAATTACATCTTTATAATCGTCTGTATATCCTCTTGCAACAAAAGAGTGGCCCGACTGATTTCCTCCAAAGTCAATCCCAAGTTCGATTGACACGATGTCTTCCTTCTTGAACTGCTTGTGTTCCGGATCCGGTGAAAGTTCCTCTACCACTTCACAGCAGAATGCTTCCGGATTATCCGCAAAACGCTTATAGATTGCACCCTCTGCACGTTTCCAAAGTCCAAGAATCAAACGGTCGTAGTAAATTGTACCCTCGTACTCTTTACAGAGCTGCTCTACAAATTCTTTCGGAAGAAATGGGTTGTCAAATATCGTATATCTCTGCAGGTAAATATCCAATTCCACATTATCGAGGAACTCCTTAAGCCAATGTGTCGGATGCTCCGGGTTGCAGCTTCCATCAAAGCAGCTATACGGCTTATCAAGACGAGATTTAAGCATTTGGAATACTTCCTTGTTCCACTTTGCCACCTCATCTCCGTAGCAGTATTTAATTGACGCACCCTGAATCTTCGCAACCTGACTGACTTTTTCTGCACCAAGGCAATATACAGGCTCTCCACAAACCATCGCTATGTTTTGACTGTTAATCGTTCCAATGAGCTTATCTGTATAAATTTCTCGCATGGGAGCTAATACATTTCGTTCGATGGAACTTTTTGACACTCCAAGGATGACGTTTAGTCCAGGCTTGCCAGCTCTCTCCCGAATTCGAAACGGTATAACGAATGCAGTATCTACATAAGACTTTCCGGAACGTACTGCACCGGACTTAAAATTCCAACGGTGTGTCGCATTTACAATATACTCATTCTGTTTCTTGCTTAACTGCATTGTTCCTCAATTCCTCCAAGATACTGTCTAATCTATCAATTGCTTCATCGGATTCATTTTCTCCGGTAACTGCCTGTTTCCGTGCCTGTTTCAACTCGGTATCAGCTTCACGGTTTCTCCTATTCTCTTCCGGATCCGGTGACTGACCTGAATACTTCGCTACAAACGTGGCTGCCTTTGTATTGCCAGCCATCGCTTCTTTTATTTGTGCCATCAAAAGAGCCGATTCCAAAGTGCACTCTACTCCAAGTGCCTCCAGTACCGGCTTCCATTCAGGACTATCTATTTCAGCGGCAAGCAGCATGTTCAGCGTCTTCCGGAAGTCTGCTTTCCTGCGCCTTGCTTCTCCACTTGCTTTACCGCCATTTCTTCCACGTTCTCTTGCTTCGCTCTTGGTTCGCACTGGTTTTAAGTTCTGTTCATTCGCCACTTCACCACCTTCCAATCTATGACATATTCACGCAAAAAGACACCCTGCCATATTCGGTAAGGTGTCTGTATCTTTCTTTTTTCGATGATACTACTTTATCACGAAAGTAACTGCAATTTGTCCCCATTTTTAATAGAATCCAAATAATGATAAAACAATCTGCGGTATCCATAGAAATCCGTCCTTCCGATCGGTATTCTCCCAAGCCTCTCATCGTATTCTACAAAACTATACGAAAGGTCGTTCGTCACGCTCTTAAGTATGTATGAGTGGATTCCGATGTCTCCACCTGCCGCAATCGCCGCTTGTTCTATAATCTCGCAATCTTTTTGATATATTACATTTCTGATCGCCGTATCCTCTATTATGTTTGACTTAAAATTTCCTTTAGGCATTCCGTCATTTGTCGCACTCGAAATTCCGCGGTTTATCTTCGCTTTCTTTTCCTCATACTGTAAGCAAAACGCTTTTAGCTCCTCGTATCTATGACGCGAAATCCCATAATCATCCCAATTCATGCTCCTGAGTCTTTTCTTGTCCACCGGCACCACCTCCCTTAAGTCTTGCCTCATAAAAATCCGCCACACTACTATACTCTGCCAACTGTTTCCTCTCCTTGCGATGACTGCATGTTGTGTATGCTTTCCGCTGCATGTGCCACTTTGCAGTTTCGCTCGGTCCTCGTTTTATTATATCATCAAAGGTTTTTTCTTCATCCAGCTTTGCTTGCTTCCTTGTTCGTTTACAGCTCAATTTATCACCTTCTTTCTTAATTTTTCTAAAACTGCGTTAGTTTTTCTCGACTTATGTGTATATATAGTAGAGGAGCAAATAACTTTGAGGTCGGGGCAACGGCACTTAAGACCGTGCTCCGCTGTCCTCTTTAGCTTATCCAAATGAAACCTGTCCATTTTTTTGCATATATATAATTGGTGCTGGTGCCCGTTCTCCGACTTTCAGATAACTGCAATTTGCCTCCACCAGCTTCTTAGCCATAATTGGCACTACACTGTTTCCGATTCTTGCAACCTGTTCCTTGATTGGATATGGTTTCCAGTTTATATCCCGGTTAATAATGTAATCCTTTGGAAAGCCCTGCATAAGTTTCAACTCCTCAGGTTTCAGCATCCGGAGGAAAATATCCTTGATGATATATTTTTCTCCTGCAATATCTATAATCACGTTCACGAGTCCAAACCTATCTTTTGTTGTAATAGTTGCAAGCGGTTCTTTTAATTCCTGACCGCATCCAGAGCCATAATATTTAATAAGAAAAGCAGATACTAAGCCAAAATGTCCTGGTGATGTAGTGATGGTATGCAACGGCTCATCACACCCCTGCCCGATTCCGGTCTTGTAATATTTTGTAATAAACGCTGTTACTAAACCATATCTGTTGCTTGTATCTATGGTTTTGATTGGTTCCGAAAGCAACTGCCCTCTGGACTCTCCAGCCTTCTGCTCACCGTGGTACTGGATTAAAAATGCAACAGCCTCATCATTTTTCACAATATACGGTTTTGGATTTTCAAGAATATATTTCCTGATTCCATTTGCGATTCTTTTCTGTGTGGCTTCCGCAAGAGGTTTTTTTCTCCCAAATATGGACTTCCCAAGATCTGACCAGTCAATAAACTCTCCACACTGTTTCCACTTCGGTTCCGAATCTTTAAAATGTGTCTGCTCTGGCCAGATAATATCCTTTCCATCTCTACGGAATATTGCATACCAGCGTTTTCGTGTTGTTGGTGCACCATAATCTGCTGCTACCAGTTCCCTACTATCAAACGCATAACCAAGACTCTTCATTGCCATAATAAATTTCTTATAATCCTCGCCTTGTCGTTCCTTAATTGGATGCCCTTTTTTATCCAGAGGACCCCACTGCTGTATTTCCTCCACATTTTCCATGATTATTACTTCCGGCAAAATCTGTTTTGCGTGTTTATATACCGCCCAGGGGAGAATCCTCAATCCTCTTTCTCTCGGTTTCCCTCCCTTCGCCTTACTGTGACTTGTGCAATCCGGACTCGCCCACATCAGAGCTACTCGTTTGCCCTGTACATATTTTTTCAAGTCAACCTTAAAAATATCTTCTGTGAGATGTAGCGTATTCGGATGGTTGGTCTTGTGCATCAAAATCGCATCCGGATCGTGATTAATCGCAATGTCTACTTGTTTTCCAAGCGCCATCTCTATTCCGACACTCGCTCCACCTCCACCAGCAAAGCAATCAATAATTAAATCATTCATTTTCTCCTACTCCTCTTTCACAAATCTTTAAAACTTCGTTCACAAAATCTATGATTTTCAATCACAATATCATCACAAATCCTGTGTATAGTAATAATCAAACAAAGACATTTAGTTTTTTATATAGATTTTCTTTTTCATAATTAGCCGGTCATTGCACCGGCTTCTCCTCTGTTTACAGAAAGTCCTCTATGCTCATTTGTCCCGGGATATCGCTTGTTTCAGGAATGTCTTCCCATTCAACACCTATGTAATCCAGTACCTTCCCCCATCCGAACTTTTCTCCCGTTTCCGCATCCGTGCAACAATTGTACATCCAAAATTCCCACTCTTTTTCATTTCTTTCTCGTAGCTTATCGAAACGATGTGGCCTTTTTTCCATGTGTATTCCGAATCCACACATGCTACATCCAGTTCTCTGCGCTTCTGTTGTGTATAGTGTCCCGTCTGGTTTTCTTTTAATTTCGCCATATATTTCCGGCACTGGTACATTTAGATCAAGCGCTAACTGCAATAAATCCTGTCGAAGAAATGGTGCGAACGGAGCACTCCGAATTACTGTCTTGCCAAAATAGTTACAACCATGCTCTACAAGTGCCTCTTCACGCTGTCCTCCCTCTGATGCCATTAATCCTAAAAACGGACGGCTATTATGTTCTTTCGCCCATTTATTGCAAGGGTCTTCTTTCATGTATTTGCAGCACTTGTTAGATACCTTAAATGGTGCTATTTGGTAATTTACTCCTTCATTTTCATTCTCATATCCTCCAAATAACTCTAACCATTTATTCGGCAACTTCATCCTACTATTCTTCGCATAATGCCCCTGTGCTCCGCACTCTCCTGTAATAATCGCGTGTCGTACTGTTTTGTTCCGATCTGTCGGATGCTGCAATGTATCTATTCTTCCGGCTATCTTTTTCGATATTACCGGAAATCCTACTTCGTTTAGAATCTCAACTTTTGACTTTCCTGGTGCAATTGAAATTACTCCTAATTCCTTATGCACATTTTGGATACTTTTATCTTCCAAAGACGAAACAGATACCGCAGGTATATCTATTCCAATTTTCCTAAGGAAACATAACAGCACAATACTATCTAATCCGCCAACGCTTACATGAGCATTCAGACCTCGGTTGTCAAGTTCATTTAAAAACTCTATTACTCTCAATTCTGCTCGCTTTACTTTAACTTCGTAAGGCAGATTCTGCATGGCTGTAAACCTTGCCTTTTTCTTTCTCTTTTCTTCTTTCCACTGTTCTCTTTCTAATTGCTCTTTATCCATTTTTCTCTAAAGGAATCCGACATGTCTTTCCCGGCCGGGGATTCGGTCTCCTTTCTAAAATTTCCTACTCTACTGTCATAAATCTGCTCATAATATGTTCTGTTGCTGAGTTGTCTTTCTTCGGCTTGTACGGTTCCGGAAGAGGTTGCCAAGCGATTACCTTTTCATATCCTAATTCATCATTGGTTCTAAATTCCGTATCAATAAAGCCTAAACTCACAGAATCGTACATATCATGCCAAAATCCAAATCCGTATTCGCTATCGTACTGGCAAAACATTGGCAAATCCTCTTCGTGATTTTCGACGATACACATGTAGAATCTCATATCGTCATCTTCCGGCAATCTCTCTTCTACCGGAATCCAGCCATCATTCACATATACTGTCGGCTGTTCTTCTATTTCCATAATCATGGACACCGCAATATCTGCCAACGAAACAATTTCATCTTCGTCTGGTGCTTTCGGTTTTAACCATTTCTCGCATTTTCTCATAAGCAAATCCGCATCAATCAGCCTTTTTCCATGCATATCCCTAACTTCATCCATGCGTGAGCAGATGATTCTCTCCACCGTAGACAAAGCACTAAAATATCCTGTTCTATAATCTTGATTCTGATTATTTTGCTTTCGCTTTAGTTCCTTAATCTCTTCCAAAATCTTCTCTAGTACGTTCATTGTTCCACCTCCTCATATGTTTTCTCGAAAATATCTGGCTTGCATGGATATAATTCTCCGTTTACCCCCTTTATGATATAGTCACCAATAGAAATATGCATGTCTCCTTCTAATGTCACAATGTCATATTGTTCTCCTGCAATTACTGTACTCAAATGCACATTTTGTTCTCTTTTTATAATTCGTTTTTCTATAGCATTTGCAACCCATTCTGGACAACTTGCAAATGTTCCATTATATTGCCATGCTTCAACCGTTACTGGTTTCTTTCTATACTTTGCCACTTATTACACCTCCATCAACTCTGTATTATCAAAAATATTTCCGCAAGCTTCAAAACTCCTTTGATTTACTGCACCTATTCCATATCTTGCACCGGATTTTGTTTCAAGCAGCCATGCACCTTCTTCTAAATCAAATACAACACGATATTTCATAGTGATAATACCTTTGTGTTTTTCTACAAGAATATCATTCTCCCAAATCTTCTTACCATTCTTGTCGGTAAGTCCGGTGTATTGGCAGATGGTGTTCGGTTCTACCTCGTGCATAACAATAATCTTTCCAAGTTCACCGTCAATTTTTACTTTATTTGCTATTGGGTGAATATAGTATTTCCCCCCACTTCTGACCAAATCTCCTTCAACCCAAACGTTATTAAACGCATTTATTGGATTGTCTTTTTTAGTCGTCTTTGCTTTAAAAATGTTTTCTCGCATATTACTCACTCCAATCTAATCTCTGTCCGCAATTCGGACAAAAATCATATCTGTCATAATCTACTTCATAGTGTTCCTCGCAGTTCGGACAAATCCATGTGTCGTAAATAAGATTGCCTTCATTGTCATATCCGTCACCCTCATAGTCTGGTCTTTTCGCTGTGCCTCGTTCCTTCAACTCCTGCACCTGCTCAGGCGTTAATCCTGTGTCTTCATACTTTTCAACCGCATATTGCTTTTCTTGCCATCTTCCATCACCTTTTCATAGCACTGTTTGAGTTTTTCATCAGAGTAATTTTTAAAACAGCAATTTCCAGACTGACTCAAAACACAATCTGAGCAATTTTGTGTTCTACAAAACTCATAACACATTCTAATCATTTCTCCTTTACTCGGTTCAACCTCAATCTTCTCACCCGTAAGTTCTTCTAATTTCTGTCGCATTTCTTCGGTGGTCATACGAGTTGTTCCTGATTCGTAAACAACCTTTTCTCCGTATTCGATTTTTGTTATTCTTCGTCTTGATTGATTAAGTATTAATTTTCCATTTAAAAATTCAATGTCACTATTTGTTACATAGAAATGTCCAATAAAAACTGCTTTAGTTCCATCATCAAAATAAACAACCATCCCGTCTTTTAAGTCCGCTTTTGTAAATTCTTTCTGCATATCTTTCCTCCTACATCTTCCTCTCTAAAAACTCCGCTGCTTCTTCAAATCCATGTTCTTTCAATTCTGCTAAAACATGGCTCATATCCGCCATTTTGTACTTTGCATTCCCTTTGTCATGCGATTCCTGACATACAGCAATTCTCGCAACGTCTAAGCCCAAATTGTATTTTTCATTGAGCTCCACCGCATAATCTTCAAGTGTCACATAATGCTCGCCAAGCCAATCCAAGTCGATTGTCTTATTTGTCGCATCCAGGAACTCTTCTCGGAATTTCTGTAATCTCTGCTTACCAAATCCGAATGCACTGTGCAGAACCATTCCTGTCACACAGGTCATTGTGGCGTACAGGTTAGCGGATAACTGCTCCCAAAATTCGTCAATCTGCTTGTCCGTATATGCAAGTGGGCTTTTAATAACTCCACGCTTTTTAATCTCTTTCTCTAAATAGTCAACCCCATGCTCTTTCACCATATTTAACGCATATAGCATACCTTGCATTCGGGATTCGTATTCCTTATCTCGTTTTGCCATGATTTCCTCTCCTCTTCCGTATTTCTACAATCTTTCTAAATCTCTCCATGTCAGTCATATTCCGGCTATTTTGATTTACCATGCAGCATACCTCTGTCCATTCTGCTGCAAATTTCTCATAGTCTTCGAGGGAGTCGAATCTGTTTTTAATCAATTCTGTGTGTATCATCCTAATCTCCCAAGCATTTCCGCTTTCTTCTGCTCTGCCAGTAACTCTCTTACAGATTCCTCTGGGAATTCCACTTCGTAACAATTCTCTTTCAGCCTGCTTATGATCCGCTCGTCATATTTGCTCTCACAGAGTTTCTCGTTGCTGGTAAAAATTGTCACTTTTTTACGGACATAACGCTCATTCAAAATTTGATAAAACTTCTCATTTACCCAGTCCGAAATTTTCTCAGCTCCGAAATCATCAACAATCAGAACCTCTGTAAGGCATAACTGGTCAATCAGTCTGCTCTCTGTGTAAGCGCTACCCTCATGCCATGTATCCTTAATCTCCTTCAAGATTGCAGAGGCTACCGCAAATTTCACTTGCTTTCCTCTCGCAATCAATTCATTTGCGATTCCTGCCGCCATCCGGGTTTTTCCGGAACCTTTTGTGTGCGATACAAGATACAATCCCATTCCGGCAGCTTCCATCTCCTCAAAATTAGCAAGATACCGTTTTACGATATTGCAAGCGAGATTAATCTTCGCTATGCTCTCCTGTTCTCTGTAGATGTCTGCCCGGAATGTTTTAAGCGTAAGCTCCCGGAACAGCTCCGGTATGTTCGCAAACCTCAGACGGCTCTCCGCGATTTCTTTCGCCCGGCACTCACATTCCCGTGAAAACCACAAGCCATCCTTTTTGTACGGTATCCACCCCATACCGCCACACTTTGGACACTTAGAATCCAGAGAACTCTCGCCCAAGTCCTGCTTCGATTCCGAGTTCTGTGAGGCTTTTTTCATTTCTTCCAACTTCTCCTCCAGCGTCATGCTTTTCTCCTTTCTCCACTTTATCGTCATAATTTCCATCTAGTACTTTTGCCATGTTACCATCCATAATCAACCAGTCGAATGTAGCGGACCAGTTCCGGTTGTTCTGCCCTTTCAGAAATCTGCTCCCCTCCGCTTTTTCGAACAATGCCTGGAAATCATCAACTGTATATCCTGTATTCATCCTTGCACGGACAGCCTTTTTCCGCCTCTCAGACATGGTCTTCAATGTCGGGTAAGATACACAGATACTGTTGTACAAGTCGGAAATCGCCGCAAAGTCGATTTTTTCTTTAGATACGTTAGTATCTTTCTTTTTATTTTTAGTTTCTGTTTTATATTTATCTATGTCTACGGTTTCTGCTACTTGTTGTACTACCGTTTCTACTTCGCTTTTTACTACTGGATTTACTACCGTTTCTACTTCGCTTTTTACTACGTTTTTGAAAGTGAAAGGTATTAATCTGTATTTGTTCGGGCTTCCTTTTTTGCCCTTTTGGTATTCGATTAAACCAGCTTTTAGGAGATCGTCTCGCACCTTTATAAAGGTTGCCTCACGACTCATTTGCATGGCTGCCATCAATCTCAGGTTATCTACTGTAACCCACTCAGGCCAGTTACACTTATTAGCCTGGTACATTAATCTGTACCAAAGGAGTTGGGCGTCTCTGGTCAAGTAGTTATTTTCGAGCCATCGTTCGAAGGCGATAATCTCAGCTAAGTAATTCAAGTCATCACCTACTTTTTATATATTTTTATAAAGTCATCTAATGTCATTGTTACCTTCCACTTTTCACCATTTTTTCTGTGCATTACAACAGGTATTTCTCCATCTTTACTGTCTGAAATCGACTGCTGCATTGCCTTTTCGATATTAAGGGCTTCTACTCGCTTACATTCAATATGTATTCCCGGTATTCCTACAACGTCCGCATCTCCATTAGAGCCGCAGTATTGCTGTCCTCTTCGCGCTTCATAGCCATATTCCCTTAGTTTCTTTGCGAGTTCACGTTCTCCAGATGCCCCTTTTCTTCTGCTATTCGTCATTGCATCACCCCTTTCTCCTCCAGCTAAACAGATTGTGCAGCAGGAGGTATTTTGGCTTACGTTTTGTGATATACTATTCTGCCATGAACAGTTTACGGGTTACTCTATAGCAAAGGATTTCCTTTGCTAACTTCTGTAAAAAAATTCTTGCCGGAACTGTTCTTCTGTTCCGTAATGTTCTAAATAATACGCCTTACAGCGTTTCTTTAAATCCTTATCTATCTTTCCTGCATCTTTTCCTCTATGTACTCCATTTGGATGCAGATCCGGTCTTAACGGAGCAATAAAACCATAATCTTCGCACAAATCTCTCTCGTTTGACGTGTGCGAGAAAATATGATGTCTTTCCACCCCGTACTGACCGGTATACATACAGTGATCCATATCGTCTGTAAAAATGCTCCATAGCCTTTTAGCCAAAATCCACACCGTACCTCTCTTTTAATATCCTCTTTTCGTCCGGCGATGCAATATCAGCATCCGGTATCCCTGCTTCCTTGCAACACTGCACCAATCCATCAATCAATCTAGCCATCTCTTCCGTGTTGTAGGTATGCGACCCTCTTAGCAATTTGTATGTCCGGTACATAATACCGTCATTCCCCTCTCGGACCTGTGAAGTCGCTTGCAGATGGTAGTCTGTTGCGTTCTTGACTTTTTTCTCCGCCTCTTCTGTATCTGGAATGGTAATATACACTGCCTTATCTCCAAAAAGTTCAACTTGTCCATATCCACAAAGAAGCATGTTATGCGTCTCCGGATTTGATAAGCCTATCTTTTTTGCTAATTTAGTAAGCAGTACCCAGTAATATGCATTTGCATCAAGACTCCGACGGCGCCTGTATGGCTTTATTTCAAGACTTAGCTTCTCACAGTCCTTAAGTTCTTCGTATGCCTGTCGAAAATCCTCGACAGGCTCAAACAACAATGTCAGCTTACCGGTTACAAAATCAATTACCGGTTGTTTTAACTGTCCTGTAAATTTCACTACTCATCACCATACTTCTTTTTAATTGCGTTTAGCATTTTAGCCGCCTCTCCTTCGGTTAAAGTGTCACGCGTTCTTCCGTTTCCGCAAATCCATGCATCTAAATCGATGCCGTGAGAAATGCACAATTTCTCCAACGTCTTTATTTTTGCTGAAGAAACTAGGTTATCAGCTGTTTCAGGGATTTGAGCATCCATCTTGTCATATTCTTCCTTAAGCCACAAATCAAATCCTAAACCTGTATGTATCGCAACACACTTCACAAACGCCCTGCACATACTATTCCATACTCTCTGTTGCGACATCGAATTGTCTTTCACAGGATTCGCTCCGTTCATTACAGGCGTCTGCATCTCGTACTCATTATCATCGATGATCACTCGAATGCGTGTCTCGTAACAGCGGTTTGTATTCCCTTTGGAATCTGTAAAAACAGCATCAGACATTCTAAGGCTTCCGCCTGACTTTTCGTTTGGAATTGGCTCCCAGTAAACTTTCGTGGCTCCATTTTTTCGAAGCAAGTCAATACACATAGCCCAATTCAGATACAGTAACCCGTCTCGTTTCTCACAATATGGCTTTACATCTATATTTCTAAGCTCATCATAACTTTTAAGCATTTTCTTCCTCCTCGTGCACATAGTTTCCCGAGTAAAACCACTCGACAAACTCTTTTCTCAATTCATCGCTCCATTGCATCTGCTCTAATGCGTATCGATAAGCGTCACAATCATTTATGCATGTCCCTTTTTCTTGTCCGGCAATGCCTATGTACATGCGATCAACTCCTTTAATGTAAATTGCCCGTCTTTTTCCTGCTTAAGCAATTGTTCGTATTGTTCCTCTGTCTCCTTACGTTTTGCTATGCAATCACATTTTTCACCTGGATCAAGGTAAGCACCACATTCCTCACATATGTAATTATGCATTGCTTATCACCTAATCTAGTTGGAAAAACTCAACATTGTTATACTTAAAAGCGACGCGCCCCAAATTGTTTATGTATAGATCAGCCCCTACCGCTATCGCCATATCTTCCAAGCCTTCGTACACATGTACGCCCCTTGTAATACCTGTGCATATCTTAATATTCTCATCGAAATTTTCGTACAGTTCCATTTCTTTAAATAAAGCAGACTGTTTTAATACCCACTGTCTCAAATTCATTTGACTTTCCCTCTCTTCTGTTTTACAATTTAATTGTGTTTTTAAACTTGTGCCCGAAAAAAGGTCTGCAAACCTTGGGCACTTTTTTAGAATCCCATTGTAGTTAAAAATGCAAGGCATCTTCCAACCGCCATTCCAAATCCAAATATCGTAGCCACAACTGCTATGATTGCGTATACTTTGCAGCATAACTCAGATTTGAGTTTGTCCCTCTTTTCCTGTCGTATCTTTTTCAGCATTGCTTGATTTCTCTTCTCTAACATCTCATTACGCTCAAGCAATTCGTGATAATACGTAATCGCCTCCTGAATCTCTTTCATCTGCTCCTCTGTTTTAATTTCTTCCATCTTTCTTTCTCCTTTTCTTTGCTCTATTTTTATTGCGTTTGTATCTTAGATACTCTTTGTATGTCACTGCTCTGCCTCGCCCCCTTCCAATCGCTTTATCGCCTCTTCTCGACTAATTCCGACATATCTAGCTACTTCGGTTATTGTAGCTTCGTATCTGTGCTTCTTCGGTCCGGTTTTAATAACTCGACCAAATTCCCAAAAACCATTTTTCATATTGTAACGAACTTTATTTTTGTCGCACCCTACTATTTTTGCGATTGCCGGTGCTTGTATGATTTCGCTCACGCTTATCACCTCCTAACTTGTATTTTCCTTTGTCATCTCCTATACTTTAGATACAGGCATCTGCCAATGCCAAGTACAAAAGAAAGGAGAAAAACCATGTACAGACAATCTGTATCATCTAGCCGTATCTCAAGCGTAGGCTGGGAGAATGACGTTCTCGAAGTTCAATTTCACAACGGTGCTATTTACCAATATTACAATGTATCTCGTTCTGAATACCTAAACTTTATGAATGCGTCTTCTTTAGGCTCTGAGCTGTCTAGGCTAGACAAAATCCATCGATACCAACGAATATTAATTAGTATGAGGTATCGATAAAACATCTTCAACTACTACAATCCTCTCGCTTGTAATAATGATTGATGTGTGAGGATTGTAGTTTTCTAACAAAAACTTAACTACTGGCTGCGTTACTTCTTCTAGTGAATCCATCTTTTTAATGGAACCCGTATTGTTCAATACCATCTCCATCACCTCCTATCCTGCTTTCTTATCACTTTCCTCTTTCTTAGCTTTTTCCTTTTCAGAGACCATTCTCTCCGCAGAGCCCAAAAGATATCCCTTATCAAATTCAGACATCTTTGGAAGTGCTTCCGAAATGGACTTAATAATTTTTTGCTCTTTTTCTGACATTTTCTCACCTCTCTCCTCGTGTTGTTGTACGACTATTGTACGTCGTTTTTTCAACTTTGTCAATACCTATTTGTTGATTTTTTCAACATTTTCTAATTGACATTTATTCGCATGTGGTTTATAATCCGAATTAGATAGGAGGTGCACAAATGAAAGAACGTATAAAGGAACTGCGTAAATCATTGGGAATAACTCAACAAGAATTTGCCGATAAGCTTGGTTTAAAAAGAAATACGATTGCTACATATGAAATAGGAAAAGCAGTTCCAAGCGATAGAGTCGTTTCTGATTTATGTAATAAGTACAATGTAAACGAAGAATGGCTTCGCACAGGCGAAGGAGAAATGTTTGTCGCATTAAATAGAACACAGCAGATTGCACAGCTTACTGCTGACTTATTTAAGGGAGAAAAAGACTCTTTTAAAGAAAGGTTGCTTTTAGCACTCGCAAAGCTAGATGAAAGCGAATGGAAAGTGTTGGAGAAAATTGCAGAAGACTTGACAAAAGAAAAGGACTAGGTTTTCCCTAATCCTTAAGTCTTTTGATAATCTCAATTATAAATAGAAGTGTTTCTTCATCTTCTATTTGATTGATTAATTCAAGTAATTGTGATTTGATGTCTGTTGTGATCATGGTATGTATTCCCTCCTGCGTTTTGTGTATGGAACGCACGTTCGAAATTCCTTGTTTAAATAATACTACTCTTCGTAATTTATTTCAAGAAGTTTTTCGAACATTTGTTCTGAAAAGGGCTGTTTTATTTGCCCTTTACTATATATACACGCAACTAACGGAAATCTAACGCGGTTTTGGGGTTTTGGTCGAGATCTCGACCACTTATTTATAAGGAGAGTCAAACAGGTCTGTTATTCGAACATTTAGACCTATTGCTAACTTCTCCATAGTGTCCATTCTAGGACTAGAACGACCATTTTTAATATCTATTATAGTTGTTTTTGGTATTTTGGTCTTTATGGATACTTGTTGTACAGTTAAATTTTTTTCAAGCATTATTTTGTCCAATAGTATTCTCATAGCTATTTTATTTTAGCTTTTAAGCAAGTGAAATACTACAGGTAAATAATGGAAGTGATATAACCGCTACGGCGTTTATATATAAAGGGTTGGTTACCCTAAAGATGTGAGCTAAAGAGAAAGAGAGGAAAATTAAAATGAGTGAAACAAAATTTTGTAAGCATTGCGGAGAACAAATTGATGTTGATTGCGTTGTTTGTCCAAAATGCGGAAAGCAAGTCGAAAAAATTGAAAATTCAGGAGCGTCAAATGTTGTAATCAATAACACAGCTCAAGCAAACGTGGTCAATTCAGGATTTGCAACAGGCATTAGTCCTAAGAGTAAAATCGTAACACTTATCCTTGCGATTTTATTAGGAGGATTTGGCATACACAGGTTCTATGTAGGAAAAATCGGAACTGGCATTATTTGGTTGTTAACTGCCGGATGCTTTGGTATTGGATATATTTACGACATTATCAAAATCGCTACCGGAACATTCAGAGACGGTGCCGGAATGGTAATTAGCCAATAGAAAAATAAAAACGCCCCTGCGCTACCAACACAGAGACGTCTCGTATACACCCGAAGATGTACAGTAATTCTGAACAAATATATTGTATCATCTTCGGAAACAGCTCGCAATCAGAACATTTGTTCATTGATAGCTGTTATTTTTATACCTAAAATTACGAAAGGATGATGAATATGCCAAGAAGAAAGAAATATCCCAAACTCCCAAACGGTTACGGGCAAATTCGCTATTTAGGCTCTAATCGGCGCAATCCCTACGGCGTTTACCCTCCGGCGACAGAAGAATACCCTAATGGACAGATGAAGCCACAGAAAGCACTCTGCTACGTTCCTGACTGGACAACAGGCTTTGCGGTATTGACGGCATACAGAGCCGGCACGTATATACAGGGAATGGAAAAAGATTTTGCGGAAATCAACAACTCGCAAAGTGCAGACAAGTTTATACAAAGCCTGCTTGCAAATTATAATATAATGGAAGGAATCAAAAGCAAGTCAAACGAAAACTTGAGTTTTAAGGAAGTGTTTTATAAATTTTATAAAAGAAAATTCGGCCACGAATTTGCTGAAAAAATTCAGAAGCGTAGCAGTTTGGAATACGCGTTCCGTGCCGGCTTTAAAAACTGCCAATCATTGCATGACAGAATTTTCACTGACATCGTATCTGACGATCTGCAAGAAGTAATGGATAATTGCACGCTTAAACACGCCAGCATCGAACATATACAAAGAGTTTTTCGTAATTTGTACAAATATGCCATTGCAAACGATATTGTTAAAAAAGACTACTCAGCATTTATTGAAATAATCCAAGAAGATGATGACGAGCACGGAATCCCATTTTCGAAAACAGACATAAAAAAATTATGGGATAAGAAAGAAAATGAAATTGCAGAAATGTTAATAATTATGTGTTATTCCGGTTTCCGGATAACTGAATACAAAACACTGGAAGTAAATTTGAAAGAAAAATATTTCTTGGGCGGAATAAAGACTGATGCCGGGAAGGACCGTATAGTTCCAATTCACTCTGCCATTCTTCCGCTGGTTGTCCGAAGAATGAAAAAGAATAAAAAATTACTCCTAACATCCGATGTGCAGTTCAGGAAAAATATGTACGCTCTTTTAAGTAAACTCGGTATAGCGAAGCATACACCTCACGACTGCCGGCACACCTTTTCAAAATTATGCGAAGATTTTGAGGTGAAAGAAAATGATAGAAAGAGAATGCTCGGGCATGCATTTAAAGATGTGACAAACAAAATTTACGGGCACAGGGACATTGAAGATTTACGAACTGAGATTGAAAAAATAGTCTCCCCTGATTTGTTGTAA